TCATTTTCTCCATGCTGTGTGCATGAATCATGTTCTGTATTGCACGCAAGGCTTCGTTTGCCCCGTACAGTTCTAGGATTTCGTTTTTAATTTCTTCTTTGGTTTTCATGTGTTCTTCTCCTTGAGTTTGGCTTCAATTAAACGAACAAACGTCTCTTCATACTCGCTATCAGCAATGTACTGCGCTTCCTCATCCGTCAGCCCGACCCACTGGCGCGATGGGCAGCAATGACCGCACCGGGGGCAGTCAATCATTAACTCCTGCTCTGGTTGTGTCAGCCTATTGCGCAGGGCGTCAATGGTTTTGCAAATCAAACAGTCGCATCCGTGCAAGTTTTCTGGTTTTGTTTGATCTGCTGCGTATTCCAGCGCATCTAGAGATTGTTTCAGTAATTCGCGGTCAGTCATTTCTCTCCCCTTGCGCGGATAGCGTTAGCAACACCGCTCGGGCAGGTATCGCAGGTTGGCTCATACGATTCGGCTACGCTGGCACACGCCTCCCGCTCATGCGCGGCAACAAGGGCGGCAAAGTTAAACAAGCCTTCATAACTAATCTCAAAGACGCCCCATTTGTCCGGGCTGGCACAATATCTAGCGCCCACCTCCACCGCCATGCGGATGATGTCATCGCGGGTCATTTCTCTCCCCCTGAGCGGATAACGGTTGCGACACTATCCTCCAGTGCCTTAATGTATTCGTTGACCTTCTCAATCTCTGGGGCGTTGGCTGCGATAATGCGTTCCCGCTCATGCGCGGCGACAAGGGCGGCGAAACGAAGAATATTTTCTGCTTGTGACTCGTTGTTCTCAAACTCAGGAATGCCGCAATCTTCTGCCATGCGGATGATGTCTTCGCGGTTCATGTGTTCTTCTCCTTGATTTTTGCTTCCGCAAACCGAACTCCACTATGAAATGCCGCATAGTTATCTGACTGCTCTGCGGCGGGGTCAATCTCCTCATCCGTCAGCCCGACCCACTGTCGTTTTGGCTGCGCTTTTTTATCGCGCTCCATCTGGTCAACCGCATCTGCGTAGCCGCGTTGGTAGGCGTGCTTCTCCATCAGCATGTCTTTAATCATCTGTTGCGGGTCCACATAGTTCTGTGGCTGTTTCTCTGGCGGTATCATCTTGTTTCTCCCTGAAGAAGTTGCGTAAGTAGTAGGCGTAATCAGGTTCGTTATCGATATACGTAATTTCCGCTTTTTCTTTTGAGTCGTCAGGCTGTATGCCGTTGCGTACGCGGTAGAACCATACGATTTTCTTTGGCCCCGTTTTTGCTTGCGCTTTGCGGCGCGTCAACAGGCTGCGCTCAACTCCTTTGCGAAGCTGATCCTCGATGGTGTACCGCGTGTACTGCGGCAGATCTATCTCATACCCGGCCACCTCGCCGTGCTCCCACACGTACTTAATGATTGGGTGGTTTTTACCCATCGCGTGCTTCAAGGCTTTATCCCCTCTGCTTTCGCGGCTGGTTTTTTCTTTTCCGGGCGTTTGATTGCGTGTATCCACAAGTTAGCGCTCGACAGGCAGTCCCGGGTTTCAACGTCATATAAGCTGCCGGTTACGCAATCTGCGTAGGCTTGAATAACGCCGCCTTTGAAGCGCACATTCACCAGCTTCATCTTCCGAATTTCGTTTACATGCACGCCCTTGATGTGCGCCTTGACGGGAGTACCCTCAAGGATTCGTAAGATGTCTGCCCGTATGAACGGTTCTTTGTGCGAAATACTAATTGTGCTCACTGTTCGACCTCGTTGGTTTGTGCGTATTGAAACTTTGCCCAGATATCTTTGGGTATCTCTACCGTGTAACTTGTGACGCCACACTCCGCGCAGTGGACTCGGCGCTCTGTCCAGTTGTAACTCAGCGTGGTGTCCCGCCACTGGCGGGTGTCCTTGGTTCGCATGGGTTGGTGGCAGGTCTGGCACTTCATTTGTTTAGCGACGCCTGCCCTGCCAAGTACGCTTCCTTGACCAGTTTCTCTTGGTTGCCGACCAGCAAAAGCTGTGCCTTCAGGTAAGCGATCTCTTTGTTTGCGTGTGCGTTTGCCGCATCCCAGCCAGCGCAGAATGCGTCGTACATAACGGCCTCTTTGGGGTCGTATGCCCCCGTAGCTAAGCGCAGCGTGGTGGTTTTGTGTGCCAGCCAAGACTCAATTTTGCTCATGTTTCCGTTCCTTTTTAAACCCACTTGGGCGTGTTCTGTTAAAGCACGTGTTGCATTTCCACCGGGAACCAATCCCGTTAACTGTCGGCACCTTGAACTCCGCTCGATTCACTCGGCACTGTTGACAGTTCGGTCGGATAGGCAAATTCATAGATTTCATACCACTTACGCCATATTTCGGAAAGTTCTTCAAGATCTTTGGATACTTCAAGCGTTCGCTTTACGGGATTAAATAAAAACTCCCAGCCGCGCAAGGCTTTATAGTCTTTTACGAATGAACGCAAAAACGCAGGTAAACAAGAACCGCAAGCTAAAAAATTGTTGTACGTTATTCCCACTGTGTTTAGGCTAAAAGGTTTTTCACACAGTGTGCAACGACCGTTGCCTTTGTAGGTCAAATCGCCCTCAATTACTGACATTTACAACCTCCTAATGTTTAGGGTTAAACTCACAAGATGTGACCACGCACCACGGGCAGAGCGGCGTCTGCCGTGGGTTCCATACGTCGTTCTCAAACGCTGCTTCGAGGCGCGCTACGCGCTCGCGGTACTCCCACCACGCCTTGTCCGTCTCATCGCGTGTCATTGACATCGTGACCATGTCGTTCTTGACCACAAACAGCAGCGCCGACTTCACTTGGCGAATGTGCGGGAAGTGAACGAACACCATGAGCGACATCAGCTTTAGCTGATCAGTGTCCGGGTAGCGGTTGTTACCTGTTTTATAGTCGGCCACCCACGCCGTCAGGTCATCGTCGTCAATGATCAGCAAGTCCGCGATACCCCGCGCCCACATGTTATCTGCCGCCCAAGCGCAGGGTTTGAGGTCTTTAGTCACCGCCATCTGGTACTCGGCCAGCTTGCGCCCGGGCTTACTCATCAACGCATCGAGCACCGGCTGAACAAACTCAAACTGCGCAGGCAGTGGCGTGCCGTGAGCAACGTAGTGCTCCGCCGCCGAATGCAGCTCTTTGCCATAGATCGTGGCCGTCGTGTCCATAAACGGAAACCGCTTGAGTACCTTGACCTCGTGGTAGCGCCGCGCACAACCCTCAAAATCCTTGAGGCTTGAGTGGCTCCACGTAACTTTCTTCTCGATCATTGCTTGGCATCCCCATAACGTAAACTCGTACCGCCGTCAGCAGCCAGAGGTATCCCCGGCATGTAGGACGGCTCCATGGTCATCTGCTCCAGCACCCAGTCGAGTGCTTCCTGCGCTTCATTCTCGGGCGCTAGCGCGATCAATTCATCATGCACAGTCCCCACCACTGGATATCTTTTAGATACGCGCAGCATGCCGTCTGTCATCACGATCCGCGCCAGAGCTTGGGTGATGTTGTTGGTGATTTTCCCTGCGTAAAGCTTCGTTGCATCCTTGCCGTACACCCAGTTGCCGTCTTCGTCTTTGCGCAGGTTGGGGTAGCGGATCTTCATGCCGTTGGGCAGCTCGATCTCCTCGAACCTAAACGTCAGGCACTTGTGCGTATGCTCCCGGCCCTCCACCAACGAGTCCACCAACAGCTTCGTGCACAGCGCCCAGAAGCCCACCACTGGGTAGGCTGTCTGTCTGTAGATGTCAATGATCTGCTTGGCGGCAACCGCATGAATAGCTAACTCTTCAATCGTGCAGGTGTGCGGAATGTCCAGCAGGCGAGCCTCGGTCTCGCGCCACTCAAAGAATTTTCTAGCCAGCGCCTTGTTGACCCCTAGCTGCTTGGCAAAATTTGCTTGATACCGTATCGGCGGCGCTCCGAGGAACCCCACCATTAGCTGGGATGCGAACGATGCCCACCCGAGGCCGTATCCACAGTTGTGCACGATGATCGGGCCTGCGTCAGTCAGGATTGTGTAGCGATTCCTCGGCCCTGCGAAGGCGATGTCGTAGGTCTGCATTCTCTGCTTCAAGAGCAGTGATGCGCCGCTTGAGTTCTTCAAACCCTCTCGCAGATAAGCGCCGCTTGTTGGACATGTTGACGCTGCGCGTAACAAACCGAAGGTTGCCGGGTTCGTAGCCTTTGCTGTTGTCTGTCCGATCAAGCTGTAACTCGGGGACATCCCAGCCATCAAGGGATACAAGGTATCGAAGAAACTCGACACGATCTGCAATCCACGGCGCATATACCGTAATGCCGCGCCCACCATAGTCTGGATAGACCGAGCTATTTGGGTTGGTACAGCGGATAATGATTGCGCTAATCCTGTCAAGGAGCCGTTCGCGATGGTCGCGGTCTGGGCAAATGGCTTGATACCCCGCAGCAAGCATTCTTGTTGCCGTTGATTTTCTTTTAGCGCAATCGTTGCAGCGTCTAGTTCTCCCGCCCCTAAGATTGGTGCGATCAACAAACCCTTCCCACCCACAACTACAGCGCATTCGGGGTTGGTAAGCATGTTTGTTTTGCCATTCCGGTCCTTTGGGGCGGCGTTCCCACCCCATGCAGGTGAGTTCGCCAATGACAGCGCCGACTTCAAAAGGGAAGGGTTTGCTAGGACCGCGCACCACTCCGCCCATCCATGTTCCGTCAGAATTCCGTGGTCCGAAGTTGCGCTGATCCCCAGCGCCGTTATCACCTCCTTCTCGCCCTGCGGTACTACTCCCTGATGACATACCCACTCCTCTCCATCCCAGACCGTATCCGTAGCCTGTACCCTTACTATAGGCACCCACCCGCGATTCGTCAAGACCGAAGTGTCCGGACCAAAACAGCCCAACAAAGCAGACTTTGCTGACTGCCTTAATTCTGGATGGCTTTCTTTAGTCATTCCCGGGATGTTGAACATCTGCGCACCGAACGCTGCGTATGGGTCTGCGCCTGAACGAAAGATGTCCAGCATGTCTTCGTAATCTGAGAGCCAAGCGAGCACGCGCGGCTCGATCTGGGAGAGGTCACCTACTACTATCGTGTGGCCCATCGGCGCTAGTATCGCCTTGCGTAGGAAACTCCCACGCTTTAGGTTCTGCATGTTGATCGCACTGCCCTTGCTTGCAGTCCACCGCCCCGTAGTGGCCCCGTAATAGCTCAGCGGTACAGGTAATGCACCCCGCTTACTAATGTCTAGAAACCGCTGCGCACGGGTGCGCTCGGTCGTACTCTTCACTTTCAGTCGGGCTTCGCAGAGCAGCGCGGCTGCTTCGTTCTCGCCGTTCATGATCGCTTGGAACATGGCGTCGTTCTTGGCCAGTGCTAGCGTCTCTTCACCCGTGGTCTTGCTGATCTTTTTAGGCGCGGGTACGCCAACAGCCTCGAGTAGCTGGGCAAACTTAGGGTTCGATGCCAGATCAGCGTCTGTGATACCGAGATTGGTTAGCAGTGCTTCGCGCTGTGTGCGCTCCTCCTCGATAGCCTTGGTCAGCATCGTGCCGTCGAGAATTAAGCGCGGCTGTGTGTACATCTTCAGCGTCAGATCAATCAGGCGCAGTTCTTTAGCGGGATAGCCTTGGGATAGCCGGTGAAATATTTCTTCGCACAGCAGCACATCATGCGCACAGTACTCGGCTAGCTCTGCCTCGATCTCAGGCGTTAGTTCTTCTAGTCCGTCTGTGTTGTGTACCGCGTTGCCCTTGGGCGGCAGATCAAATTCCTGAGCTAGTGTTGCGAGTGAATTTCCTGCCTCGGTGCCGCGCAGTGCGCGGGCCATGCTGAGCGTGTCCAGAATAAAACACGGATGACAGTCGTACTTCCACTCAAGGATTGATACGTCGAACTGCGCGTTGTGCGCAAGGATTGCTGTCTGGGTCCAGTCGTACTGCATGAGCGCGTCATGCAGATCTTCGCCGTTGTACCAGCGTGGGGGTTCGTCCGATCCGTACTCATGCAGGCAAGCGCCGAAAGCTTTGAACCTTGGGTCGCGGATGTACTCCTCGGTGGTCATCTTAGATAGCGTGTAGTCCGTTTTGGACCATCGCGTCTCGTAGTCAATCGTGACTATTTGTTTGAAGGGTTTGGTCATTGGGTGTTAGTTCCACATCTCTTTCGGTGGGGCGTCTGCCGTGGCTTTCTCAATCAGGTCTTGCATCAGAGCGTTGGCGCTGTGTATTAGATTGCAAACTACGTCTGGTGCCGCGTTAAATGTTAAGACCGTCAGATACTTCTCGTCCTCATGCGAGTAAAGAAACAGCCCGCGACCCTTAGCGCCCTCCTCCATACATTTAGCGACGCAGGCACTTAGCTCCATAAGCCGCTTCTCTTTGAGTTGCTTTACTTCTTTGTCGTCCATTCCAGTAGCTCCGTAAGTATGTGTAGGTTGTCTTCGTTGATCACGAGCGCATAGCCGCCCGCGTCAAATATCCGCTCGATGTTGTTTTGTTGCAACGCTGTTGGCTTGTTCGTTCCGGCCTTGGCCTCGATGCCGATGAAGCGCCCGTTACAGCAAACAAGGAAGTCCGGCACCCCTGAGTTCCCATACCCGGTTCCGATGGGCATCGCGTAATAGGCTGCATACTCGTCGAGGATGGCGCGGATCTTTTTCTTGACCAGCGCTTCAGGTTTTATTCCCATATGGGTATAGCCCTTATCTCTCTTGACCGTAGTACAGCAACGACAGTTCCTCGGCCACGAACTCAACTGCCCATGAATCAGGGTTCGGTTTGCCCAACAGCTTCGCCACGTATGCGTATATGGCCGGCAAGTCTGCGTCATTACTGAACGCCTGCTGAGCGTGTGCGTGTGTTACAAAGTTCTCTACTAGGCTGTCCGGCGTGTCTTCTAGGTCATCCATCCAATAGCTGGGTGGCATGCGGTTGTCGTAGGCGTCTTGGATTCTGTTTAGGGTTGCTTGAGTTTGCTTCATTTCTGATTCTCCGACAGGTCTTCGAGCCTGTCGATCTCGCGCTGGAGGTAGTAGCGTGCCTTGCGTAGGTCTTCCAACGGCTTGCCCTTGTGATCAGCGCGAGCTATATACTTACCCACCTGCCACAGCAGTGGGTTCTTGGGGAACCAGTCTTGCAGTACCTCAATGACTTCGTAGTAGCCGAATGTGTAGTGCGCGGGCTTGTTGACTGGGTCGTTCATCTGTGGCTTTTGCGCGGGCTTTTCTGGCGTTGTGTGTGCGTAGATCATTTGAACATCTCGTTGAGTTTGTGCCGCAGGATGGCGGCGGTCTGTATGTTTAGCGTTGAGAGGATCGTGTCGACGGCCTGCTCGGGCGTCTGCGGTGGGGTATGTTGCGGTAGGTCAACAGCGTTGCGTCTTCTTGGGGGTGCGTACTCCTTAGTTACGGCGTACAACCTATTGTCCGTTGAGAGGCTCACTTGGTGAGCTTCGCGCAGATCGCGTACAAAATTTGTTACTTCTACCTTAGCCAAACACACACTGTTGGCATCTGCGCCGGGGCGATCATAGTAAAACGCTTCCTGTACTGAGCGAAGCGTAGCCCCTTGGTTGGCTAGAATGTAGTCGAACACATGCTCTCTGTAGGTCTTGCGTGCCATCGGGTACCTCTGTTTGGTTGATTGAGACTGTAGGTTACTGCGCTTTTTTCAAGAGTGTCAAGCGTTTTACAAAAATATTGGTGATCTTGGTGGTTTTGTGATGGACGGCACGATGTTGGCCCACAGTTTCGCTACGTCTGAGCGCTCTGGTTCTGGCCACTGGAGCGGGTTCTCGCCGGGTGCGAGCGTCTCTTTGAGGAACTCGCGGGTCTTCAGTCTGTCTACCATCACTTGAAGCAAGACGATAGCAGCGTCGCAGAACTCGATGGTGTTGGGGTCTCCGATCTTTTGTGCGTAGCGCCGCTGTCGCTTGGTCAGGTCTATCTCGTGTCTAAGATAAGACAACCAGTCATTCCATGCCTGTGTGCTTGGGCGCTCCCATCTTCTCTTTGAGGCTTCGCTGCACGCCTTGGACTTGCGTTTGACTTTCTGTTCGATGAGTCGTTGAGCGTGTCCCTTGCTGATGTCCCCTGTCTCGACTAGGTTGTTTAGCTCGGCAGTGGTTTGCTTTGACAGTTTACGCTCGGCTGGGTGCCTACAGTCTTTGCAGTACTTAGAGTGGAAACGGATGGGGTGAGCGCCGGAGTAGCCTCTGGCGATAGCTTGGTTGCGCGAAATTAGGTAGTGGAAGAGGTGCGGGGGGAGGATTCTGTTGCATTTTGGGCAGTGAACAGCGTGTTTTAGGGGGGATTTTTCCATAAATGTCCGGCCTTGTTCGAATTTTCCTATTATGTCTTTGGGCATGGACGCTGTCAACCCCTTGTGCTGCTTATGTTTCAGGGTTTAAGGCCCGGCAATACCTACGAAAATCGCGCGGATGAAAAAGGGAGGAAGGGAAAGAGCGGCAGCGTCCGGGCGTCCACGTATGTGTATTAATATATAAGATATAGATATAGATATATATGTAGGTATTCGCCGGACTTTGACATTGAGCGCTAGGATTGACGCGGGTTACAGAGCGTCCGGGGGTGCGGACAAATCGGGATAAATTTAGACTGTTGTAAAAAAACAACATTT